AAGGCGAACATCACCAAGGTGTTCTCTGCGGACATCGTAGAGGGGATGCTGGCGGAAGGGCTGGGAGAGATTAAGCGCTCTCTTGATGTGCTCTACCACAACCCTGGCAACATGGAGCAGCACGTCAACGCTGCTGCGTGTCGGTCGATCGCCCTTGGGTATGTCAACGACATGATCCACTTCCTGGAGCCCTACCACGATGCGTCGCTTAGGCCACGCCATCGCGGGTGCAGGAAGGTGCTGATGGCCATGCGTAAGAGGATGCTTGGAAACGCGCCTGCCGGTGTTGATGGCAAGCCGTTTGCGGGCTTTGACTTGCCGCGGTTTGGGGGTGACATCGTTCAGTTCCTCACGGCGTTTCACCGCGTGTTGAGCGTGGAGACCTCCACGACCGACCGCAATGCGGAGCTCAGGAGGTTCTGTCGTGGCATTAAAAAGTAAGCCCCCAAAGTCTCCAGGCCGCTGGTCTCCAGAGTTGGGCGAGAAAGCCATCGAGATGCTCACCAAGGGCTACACGCAAAAGATGGTGCGTGAAGAGTTCAACATCAACTACGAGACGTGGAAGTGCTGGATGCACAAGCCCAAAGAGAAGGGCGGGCGTCCAGGCTTTAAAGAGCGCGTGTACGAAGCAGAGCGTTGCTCTAAGCAGAACATGCTAGACCTCGTTCAGTTCCACGCCGAGAAGGACTGGCGAGCCGCCGCTTGGTACCTAGAGCGCACCACCGCAGAGTTCAAGCTGCGAACCTTCCGCTCACAAGAGGCGCAGGGGCTGATTGACAAGGTGGCCATCGAGAAGGCAGAGGCCGAGCGTGACCTCGTGCTGGCCAAGACCAAGGCCCTCCAGAAGAACCTGATGACCCCAGAGGAGCTACTAGACCTCCTCAAGGACGCCAGGGAAATCAATACGTCGCATAGCCGTGACACTGCCCACTGAAGATGAGCGAGAGCCGGGAAAAGCTAGAGGCAGAGATTCGCAAGTGCGCATGCGATTTCCGCTATTTCGCTCAGCGGTACCTCAAGATAATCGACAAGCGGAGCCGCGTCGTGCCGTTCGTGATGAACGATGCGCAGGAGCAGTTCTGGTCGACCGTCGAAGACAACCCGTGGACGTACATCCTCAAAGCCCGCCAGTTGGGAATGACTACTGCGGTCGCTGCGAGGAACTTCTGGCGAGTCCTCTTTACGCCAAACCACCGTGTGGCCGTCCTTGCACACCGTGGCGACTCCGCAGAGGCGATATTTGAGGTCTATAAGAACTTCTACGCGAACCTCCCTGAGTTCCTGAAGTTCAAGACCGAGAAGTCCAACGTCCGTGAACTCAAACTGTTCCACGGTGGGCTCGTCAAGGTGGACACGGCGAACTCAGAAGGACTGCGCGGTACCACCTACCAGGCGCTGCACTGCTCTGAGTTCGCGTTCTGGAATGACCCTGAGAAGACAATCGCCGGAGCGTTCCAGGTGCTGGGGCCAGACTCCGAGGTGGTGCTAGAGACCACGGCCAACGGCGTCAACGGCGCTCACAAAATCTGGTACGCAGAGAACGGGTACCAGAAGCTATTCATCCCGTGGACCCAAGACCCAAATTACGTCTCAAAAGAGCGGTCCAAGTACCTCCACCCCAAACTAAAAGAGATGGCCACCGAGCACAACTTGGAGAACGGGCGCGTCTGGTGGGCCCAAGAGACGCTTGAGACCAAGTGCGCTGGCAACTGGCACACGTTCCTCCAAGAGTATCCGCTCACCGCACAGATGGCGTTCATCACTAGCGGCGAGCGGTTCTTTGACCGCATCTACCCCCATGTGCAAATCACGCCTGGGTACAAAGAATTCAAGGCCCACTCGAAATACCGAGTGTACACCCTGGGCGCTGACGTGGCGTCAGGAGCTCCCAGCGGAGACTACAGCGCGTTCACGGTCTTAGATGTCACAGATAAGGACAAGCCAACGGTGTGCTCCACCTTCTATCAGCGCATGGCTCCGCACCAGTTCGCAGAGCGTGTCCTGCAAGAGGCTAAGAAATACAACGCCTTAGTGGTCGTAGAGTCGAACACCTATGGCCTTTCCATCCTTGAGTACCTAGTCAAAAAAGAGTGGGCGTTTATTTTCCGGCGCACCGCCTTTGACAAGGTTGGCAACCGGTGGGTGGACAAGCTCGGATTCTCCACCAACGTCAACACCCGGCCTGTCATGTTGAGCCGGCTCCACGAATATGTGGAGATGGAGAAGCTAGAGGTCGTTGACGCGCGCATGCAGTTCGAGATGAACACGTTTATCTTCAACGATAACGGCAAGCCAGAGGCCCAGAAGAATAAACACGACGACATGATATTCGCTCACGCCCTTGGCCTCATGGGTCTTGACCAAATTGAGTACGTGCGCGAAGAGATAGTGCAAGAAAAGCCACGCAACCTGCACGAGATGTTGCAGTTCGAGTTGAACACTGGCAAATTGCACCCTAAGAAGAAGGACGCAAACAACACCGACAGGTGGGGAGTGCGTACCGACATGGCCTCGCTGACCGAATCAGCGTTATCAAAATCGCCCCGCTAGGCGTTAAATGCGGAGATAGTCATGAACTTGAGCCCAGAAGCAATGTCAGGAATTACCAATATGCTTGGAGGGGGCGATGAGCCTGCCCCTGAGCCCGTTGCTGCTCCTGTTGTAGAAGAGGCCCAAGTTCAGGCTGATACCTCGTCCGAGCCCACCCAGGACGTAAATGCGAAGGTGGAAGATGGAGCGGATTCGGCACCACTAGAGGCCGCAGCGGAAGACAGCCCCGCAGCGGAAGAGGATGTGCCATCGGGCCACCGTGTCCCGTATGACCGGTTTAAGCAGGTTCTCGAGTCTCGGAATCAGTTCCGTGACGAGAGAGCGGAGTTGCAAGCGGAGATTGAAAAGCTCCGCGCACAGCCCGCCCCTGCGCCCGCTCCAGTGCAGGCTGCGCCCCAAGCGGATACAGACGATGCGTGGTTAGAGCGATACCTGGCCGGTGAAGACGACCCGGCTCCCGCTCAAGACAACGCCAAGCTGAATGAATTTCAAGACCGCCTATACAACACCGAGGTCCAACTTGCTCGTCAGCAGTTGGAGGTCGAGGTTGGTGCTGCGCTCCAGAAGTTCCCATCCGTACCACGGGACGTAATCTTGCAGGCTGTTGCCAACAACCCTTCAGCTACAGCAGAAGCGGTTGCAGAGCAGTATTCCTCGTGGGTGGCGGGTGTCGAAGAGAAGGCCATTTCGGCCTATCTTGAGAAGAACCCGTCCAGTACGCCCGCTGAAGCTGTGGCCGCGACACAAGAGCCCAAGGCGGCTCCGCGTCCCAGTAAGAGTGGAGGGAATGCGACTGCTACCGCATCTGAGGTGCCGTTGAAGAGTGTAAGTGAGGGCTCCGCAGCTTTAAGAAAGCTGTGGGCTCACAAAAACCCCTTCGCATAGAGAGCTCACGCTCTCATCACCACATTTAGGAGTCAGTCATGGCAGCAACTCAGCAGACGCTCAATGACATTCTCAAGGAATTTTACCTTGGGCCTGTCCAAGAGCAGCTCAACAATTCGGTCATGGTCCTCGACCTGATGACCAAGGCCACGGTTGATTGGAACGGTCGCGTTGCAATCATCCCCATCCACGTTTCGCGCAACACTGGCGTTGCTTTCGCCGCCGAGTCGGGCCTCTTGCCTGCCGCTGGCGACCAGGGCTACAGCCGTCTCGAAGTCAACGCGCACTTCCTCTACGGTCGTTTCCAGATTACCGGTCCCGCCATGTCGGCTGCTGGTAAGGGTGGAGCGAACTCCTTCATCGGCTGGATGGAAGCCGAGATGGACAAGCTCGTCAACGACGTGAAGAACGCCTCGGACAACGCCATGATTTCTGGCGGTCGTGTCTTGGGCTTCCTCAACGAGCACAAACTCACGGTTGGCGGTGCTGGTGCGTTCACCAACTGGGAGATGTTCGGAGACATCGAGAAGGCTGAGGCGCTCCGGTTGGCGGTTATCGCCTCTGGCAGCGGCCAGCTTCTCGTGGACCTTGTTCGCGTGGACCGCAACGCTGCTCTGGGATACACGGTTCTTACGAACGGCGTCCAGATTCAGCTTGCTGGCACGGACGTGATTGCCCGCACTATTGCCCTTGAGGTAATCGACTTGGACGGTGGTGGTGCTAACTACGACACAGGCGACGCCGACGACGGGTTCGCGATTGCGGTTGTGGTTTCGGCTGCACAGCAGGCGGCTCCCGCCACGCTTGTCACCAACAACCTTGACCAGCAGCCCCAGGGCATCTTCGCGAACCTCGGCTCGCGTTCGCACTTCGCCGTCGACCGGTTCAGCCCCAACAACACCACGGTGGCTCCGTTTTCGTTTACGGCGCTCCAGAGCACCATCATCACGCAGGTCGTGGGTGGCGCTCAGACCCGTGCGGCGCTCTCGCTTCCGCGTATGCAGGCGACAATGGACCAAGTGAATCAGCTTTCAGGGCAAGAGCCTGACTGCATTCTCATCAGTCCTCTGGCGCGTCAGCAGTACGCTGCTCTGTTCCAGGTTACGGTGTTTGGTGGTGCAGCCAACAACACCGCATCCGTCATGAACACGAGCGGAGAGCGTTCCAACAACCTTGACGGAGGCTTCTCCGGCATGTCGTATGGTGGGCTTCCCATCAAGACGGCTCGTCACGTTGGCGGCGGAGGAATGATTTTCCTCAAGCTGTCCTCGTGGAAGGTTCTGGAGCTCGAGGCTCACGGCTTCGCGGACCTGGACGGAAGCGTCCTGGCACGCGCGGGTGTTGGCGTCGCAGGCGTGGATGCCTACGAGGGTTACTACCGATGGTACTACAATACCGTCACGACGAACCCCAATCAGAACGCGATTCTGTGCGGCTTCACCGTTTAGTTCCGAATTAGTCCCACCCTAATTCGGGAGGCCCCAGTGCATAGTGCTCTCATGTTCTGCCTGCTCACCCTGGCACTCATGGGGGCGCTATGCCTTAGCTTCCTGGCCCGTTACATCTGGCTCCTTTGCGAGAAGGAGTCAGATGAGCGGGCCGAACGACGTGAGAGAGAGGAGGCTGTGGACCACACCCAGCCCCTGATGGACGCCATCTACGCGGAGGAGAATGGGCATGAGCACGGATAATCCGCTAGACCAACCAAACCCGTTCGCCGCTGACGCTCCTCCGATTCCGCTGGAGGGCATTCCCCAGGGGCAGACCCCGATGGGCAACCTTGGCGGGCTGGCTGGAAAGGTCGCCCCCTGGCTGATTCCGGGTATCCCGCCATGGATGGCCGCTCTCAACATGATGGACGGAGGGCTGCCAGATTGGGTTAAGAACCCCACGCTCCTCTCTGCCATTATGCAGAACGACCCCAGCCAGCAGGCTGGACCGGAGTGGGAGGCTGGGGCGAGAGGAAACGCTGCGCGCGCTGCTCTTTCGCCCTCTCCGTATGGGTACACCCCGTCTCCGCTTATGCAGAGCGACCTTAGCGCAGCGGGTTACGGCCTTGAGCCAGAGGGCTACTAATGGCTAAAGAGTTTCCCAAGAACATCAAGGGCTTGCTCAACGACTCGCGCCGAGACAAGACAGCGGTGCGTCGTGCATGGAATCTGTCCCTGAAGTTCCTCGAAGGTCAGCAGTGGCTGTCCTACGACGGCAGGGCCGGGGCGTACATCACCTCAAAGACGAGCGAGGGCACGTCCCGCGTCACCGTCAACCTACTCCTAAACATCTACCGAAACGTATTGTCCCGGTTGGCTCTGGCCTACCCTGGCGTTGTGGTCATCCCAGCGAGCCCTTCCTATGAAGACATTCTCAAAGCGAAGTCATCTGAGACCGCCTTGCGCTATTACTGGCACAAAGACGATGTCAAAGAGACCGTCGAAGAGCTCATCAAGTGGCTCCTCACTACAGGAACTGCGGCTCTACACACCTTCTATGACCCCGGAATGGAGTGCGTCAGGACCGAGGCCGTTGGGGCCTACGACATCTTCTTCGAGCAGGCGGTCATTAACCCTGACGATAGCCGGTGGATCGGACTTCGGTCATACGTTGACCGTGAAGATTTAAAGGAAGCCTACCCTGGCAAGGCTGAAGAGATTGAGAACGCTCCCTCTCCGCAAGAGACTGACTACGGCCAGATTAGCACCGCTCCCAACGAAGGGCCTCCAAAGGACCGCGTTGAGGTCTTTGACATCTACTGGCGCGATGGCCGCCACGCGGTCATCACTGGTAGCACCTATCTGTTCAAGCAGAAGCAGATGCCTACCAAGACGTTCCCCATCCAGATTGTTCGATACACCGAGATTCCCCGCCGTCTGTGGGGCAAAGGTCTCATCGAGCCGCTGGTAGACTTGCAGTTGCTCTACAACCGAGCGCGCTCTCAGGTCATTCACAACGTAGAGCTTATGGGCAACCCCAAGTGGCTTGTGCCCAAGACCGCAGGCGTATCCACTCACGCCATCACCAGCAAGCCTGGTGAGAAAATCTACTACAACGCAGCAGGGGGCACGCCGCAGCAGGTAGCCGCAGCCCCTCTTCCGTCCTACATCGCTGATAACATCACTCGCCTACAGGCAGAGATGGGCGACGTGGCGGGCCTGCACTCTGTGTCGCTGGGCAAGCGCGCGGTAGGCGTCACTAGCGGCAAGGCTATCCAGGCCCTAGCCGGTCACGACACCAGCCAGCTACAGATTAGCCAGTCGGCCATCGAGAAGAGCACGGCCACAATGGCCCGCTGTGCACTTGAGCTCATGAAGGAGTTCTACACAGAGGCCAAGATGATGAGCATGCTCGACCAGTATGGGCGGGTCACCTTCGCTTCTATACAGAGCACCAACATCGTGGACATCCCAGAGGTGTTCATTGAGACCGGCTCGCTGTTTAGAGACGAGGCACAGGACCGAGACGCTAAGGTCATGGAGCTTGCACAGGCTGGGATGATTACGCCCCAGCAGGCGCTGCAAGAGATGAGCTTCCGTACCGGCAACGCCTTCATCAGCGAGAAGGTGCAGGCGATGGCTCACGCCAAGGATATGTTGGATGCGGCGCGGCTGGGAGCGCGCGTGGAAGTGTTTATGTCTGATGACCTCGAAGCCTTTGGTAAGGTCTTCGGTGAGTTCATGCAGACAGAAGAGTTCTACCAGCTAGACCAGGAACGGCAGGACTATCTGAGGGATGTCTTGCTTAGTATTGACTCAGCGGGTCAGCCAGATGACGTCTATAGGACGCTGCTTGGCGCGAACAAGGTCTTCCCGCGCTCTCAGCCCCCCACTATGGACCCGCAGACAATGGCGGCAAACATGGCAGCCCCAGCGTCACAGGGTGCCCAGCAGCAGATTGTCCAAGAGCAGAGCGCAGCGGCGACTCGAGCCGGGTCCATGGCAGAGGCTGAACGCATGCTAACGGGCAGGAGCGAGGCCCTAGTGGGTCGCGGTCCAGGTACAGGAGGGCTCTAATGGCAACCGTAGACTTTGTTGTTAACACCTTCCGAACCTACATCGATGAGCCTGACCAGACCTTTGTGCCCAACTCTCTAGTAGAGAACATGCTCAACCTTGGCTACATCGAGTTCAGGCGTAAGGTCACAAACATCGACCCCAACATCTACGCCAGGACCATCGACGTGGCTGCCCCTGGCTCTGTTCAGGTGGACCTTACTGCGTTGCCCGCTCCTATCCTGGGCTCCACAGCTACGCCAGAGAACAGGCTCATCTCGCTCTTGAGCGTCTATATTGCTGACCAGGTCAACAACCTGCCATCCTTGGTGTTCAACTCGGTGCAGTCCCTAGAGGCATTGCAGAGCACGGGAGATGCGGTGTTCTTCACCAGCAACATCTTGATGTTCAACTATGTGATTCAGCGCCCGCTCAAGATTGCATACGTCCCTGGGCACAACGTGCAGTTTCAAGCCGGAATCGCTGGCCAGTTCATCGACGACCTTGACGCCTTTCACGATATGATCGCACTGTACGCATACAAGCAGTACGCCATCGCAGATGCCGCCACGAGCGAGCAGATTGTTGGCCAGCTTCAGATTAGAGAGCGTGAGCTCATTGACTATCTGTCCAACAGGAACACCGCTGGCGCGAACTACGTCCAGAACGTGACAAGCAACAGTTACTGGTACTAGGGGGCTTGCGTGGCTGTTCGCGGACAGGAAGTTGAGGTCCTTGGCCCAGGAATCGAGTCCGATTCTGAGGTGAAGGGCGCGTTCGCGCTCAACATGCTGTGGCGTCGCAATGGCTGGGAGGTCCGTAAGGGCTTCGGCCAAGTGGCTGAGATGGACACCACGCTTGGTGCCATCGACCCCAGCCAGTCCAGCCGCAAGTGGGGATACAAGAACCACCTGGGCTCCTACCTGATGAAGACCGACTTCGGTCACGACCAAATCATCAGCGTATTCTCCGCAGACGCATACACCGGAAGCACTCGAGGCTCTGCCACCACGGCGGCGTTTGAGAACGCGCTCCAGGTCTCTCAGTTCCTAAACGTCTACATGGTCAGCATCTACGACCTGACTACGGATGACTGGTGGGAAGAGGCGGTATACGCCCACACGGCTAGCTTCTCGCAGGCAGACGACTCCTACGCTGAGATGCCCCGCTGGAAGGGTCACTACCAGACCTGTTGGGATATGGGAGGGTTTGCCTACAGCCCCACCGCAACAGGCGGCGGTGGCCCCAAGACGGACGGCAGCAAGATTGGCCTAGACAGCCATCAGCGATGGCTGCTCAGTGAGCATGACGAGGACACCTGCTTCTTTGCCGAGATTAACGACCAGTTGTTCTTTGGCAACCAAGACATGGGCCTCATGCTGTACTCCCCTGCTATTTTCAGGGGGTGGCGCAAGGGTCCCAACGCAGTCAGCAGAAGAGGCCGCAGCGCCCAGGTAGACTCCTCGTTTGATGTGCGGTGGAAGCCGCCGTACTCCGAGTCGTCCCTGGTAAGGCAGGCTGTAGCCTCTAACGGCGCGTTCACCAACGCATACCTGTACCTAAACAAGACCGAGTTCCCAAAGCCTAGCGGCGCGGCTGTGCTGATGAGCCGCCTTGTCCTGTTTGAGGGCAAGAACCTGTACTTCTCAGATGTTGGAAGGCCCACCAGCGTGGTGGCAGAGAACGTCTTGTTCGTCCCATCGGAGAAGAGCATCACGGCTATTGAGGAGCACCTGGGCAACCTGCTCATCTGGACCGAGGACGAGACGTGGCTGTTTAGGCCCTCTAACGAGTTCGTCGCCACCACCGGAAGGCTGACCAAACTAGCAGACGGGCTGGGTTGCCTGTCCCCTGGGGCGATAGCAAAGGCCCAGGGCTCGGTGTTCTGGCTGGACAAGCGCGGCTCATACACCATGGGCGGCAACCTCTCCATTCAGAAGACATCAGAGCCGATTGAGCCGTTCTTCACGGGCACGATGCCTAACCCCATTACGAGCTACTACACCGCCAACGGCAACGCAACGGACGTGGCTGGACAGCCAGACGCCATGCCGCGCATCAGCTTTGCGCTTGATTCCCAGTCTGTGAGCTCCGTGTACTCCCATGACCTGCAATCGGTCATCTTCTCGTTTCCCAGGCTAAACATGTGCCTGTGCTACCGAGACGGCAAGTGGTCGGTGTGGAGCGTTGAGAGCATTGTGCAGGGGCAGCGGTTCGCTACAGACATCGTTGGCGCTACTCAGAACATCCTCAATCCGTGGGTGCTTGCAGACAAGGACAACCTGTACATCGTTGGCTCTCCATATGAGGACCAAAACGGACAGGCCCTCACCAACAACACAAAGAACAGGCTGGGCAACCCAGACACAACGATGGACACCACGAGCCGCTCTGTGTACATCACTCGCTATGGGCTTGGTGGTGCGCTTGACCGCTCTGTAGAGACCGGCGATGACCGACGCCAGGTGGTGGGAGAGTGGCTGCCTGACTACGGCGTCTCCTCTGCGGTGACGCCATCGAACTCCGACCACTTCCTCTATGTGGGCAAGCCCGTCCCAATTCCTCCTGGCTCACTGCTTGGCGTATCTGGCTCTTTGTCCGCTGCCACCCCAGAGGGCGCGGTGTGGGTGCCGATTGAGTATGTAAGGGGAAGGAACTGCAACACCGGAGTGGCCCGTGTCATGACCGGGGTCAGCGACTTTGCTATCCGCCTGTTCTTCGACAAGACGAACTGGGAGCCCATCACCACTACCGCCTCTGCGACCGACATCGTTGAGTTCTTGCCGCCTGAGCGAATGAACGCAGGCACCTGGACGGTTCAGCGAACGGACCCCGCAGGAAACCCTCTAGCTGCGGGCGACTATGTTGACATCGCCGTGGTCGCCTACGCAGCAAAGGGGCTTGGGCTGTGGGAGCGCAGTCGGATGATGTACATCCCATTTAAGCCGCTCAATGAGAACTACACCGTGGGCATGGCCCTGTCTGCGACCACGACGGGGCAAAACCCAACGGTGTCTGGAGTAGACGACACGACAGCCGCCTGCACCGCAGAGATGCGGACCTTCGTGTGGACCGAGAGCAGGCTCGGTGACAAGCAGCGCCAGGACAACGACGTGGCCCAACCTGTGGACTGGGCTTACAAGTCTGGAAACATCGAGACCGCAGAGGGCGTGCAGATTAAGGGCCGAGGCATGAACATCGTAGGTGTCAGCGAGGGCACCGCGTTCACGGACTACCGGCTCGAGCCCACATGGCCGTTTGGGCTGCTCAACATCATCGCAGGAGCTGACTACAAGGAGTGGTCGTCTCAGGTGATTGATGTCATCCCAACGTCTGACGCGGTGAACACCCAGAGCAACAAGCCTGCCGTCATCTTGGACGAGTCGATGAACACCATCAGGACCCGGTACAAAGAGAGCGCAACAGCGGACCTGACCACCACCACGTTCAACACAGCCAACGGGCCTAAGTACAGCACAGCGGGTGGCAGCGCCTCTGAGTACCGATACATCGCAGGTGGTGAGGAGGTTAACCAACTCAACATCAGCGATGGCTTGCGTGGTCAAAGCATCAGCTACATGATGTGGGGCCACATCCGTAACAAGGCAGAGGGGCTGTTCTTTCAGTCGGCCAAGGTCATCTACCGGGTGCTTGGCGGAAAGCATAGGACGGGCCGATGAGCGAACGAGAGGTCATTAACGTAGAGGACGGCCAGGTCTCCCAGGTCAATCAGCAGACCAGGGATGAGCAGGCCGACAGGATTGACGGCCTTGAGCTCATGCCAAGGGGAACGCCCATCAAGGAGACCAGGAAGGCGCTCAACACCTTCAACCTCCCCGCCGATGGCGCGGTCCCGTTTGAGACCAGCAAGCCCAACTCCATCATCAGCGGCAACAACTCCAGGCTGTCCGCCACCAAGACCTCAGTCATCTCTGCCGACACAGAAATCAAAGGGGTCGTCTTCAGCGCCGATAACGCGCTCAAGGGCTCCGCTCTTGTCCATGTGAAGAGC